CGCACACGCCCCATACACATATCTTCATCAGAAGACAGAATCAAGCAAGCACCTTCAAAGCACGCTCGTAAAGCATTTGCCGATCAGCTTGGCCATTGGTGCCGCCATTGATGCGTTTGGTGATCGTCAGGAAGTCCCCTTTATCCGCCAAGGCATTGAGCCCAGCCCGGTGCCAGAACCAACCTGCCGACATAGCTGCATGCTCTGGTCGCTCCAGGAGTTCGGGGTGCTTGAGAAGATCCAGCCCTAACGCCTCTGCGCACGCGGCGTAGTTGTCTCGCCCGGTGACCTGTATAAGCCCCCTGCCCCGATAAAGCTGACCATCGTCATCGTCCTCTGGCGTGTTACCAAGGCGTTCAGCCAGCCGCCCGGTGTCGTACTTGTCGAGATATTGATCGCTGCCCAGCTCGCGCACGTACCGGAGCTGGCCGGACTCGTGCCCTACCTGCGCCAGAAATGCAGCTATGCGCAATTTGGTGACGATGGCGTACTTGCTCATCGCAACGTTTAGGACAGGAACAAAAACGCCAGCTCGGGAGCTGGCGTTGGGGAAGATCTGCAGCAACTGCTGCGTGGTAATCGACATGCGTGACTCTCCTGGTGAGTAGGTGATGATCTGTCTGTTTAAAGCTGTACGACCTTGACCGGTTTCTTCTCTTTCTTTTTCTTGCCTTTCGCCTTGGCCTTGCCGGATTTCCCGCCGTTGCACTCCACTGCCGTAGTCCAGCCAGACTGGGTGAATACCTGCTCCACCGAATCAACCAAGTACTCGCCATCAAGGCCGACCTTGAAGTCCAAGGCATTGATCATTCGCTCTGAGAACAAATCGGTGCGCCCCGCCATTTCCAGCCGAACACCTGCGGTACTGCGATTGAATGCCGCGAGGCGCGCCTTAGCTGCCTGCTCAGCAGCGGACTTGTTGGGATGGATATGGCGGTCGGTATGAACGGGCGGGAGGCCGTTAGGGGATTGGTCGTTGCTCAACTCAACTACCTGCAGCTTCCCAGTCTTCTTGTCCAGATGCTTGGCCTGGACGGCTTTCTGTGTGGTCTTGTCGCTGAGACGAAACTGCCACCGCGCTACATCATGACGACGGATCGTTATGACCGCCAGGGCCTTACCGCTCGCGCTCAATCCGTCTTGCCGAGGCAGCACCAGCAGCTTGCCGTCTGCGATCTTCGCAGTGCAGTCATACTTCTTGGCCACCCGGGTGATGAAGTTGTAATCCGACTCATCGAGTTGATCGACGCGAGGCACTTTTGTAGTGACGGTACACACCGGCTTCCAGCCATTACGTGCAGCAACATCGCTGACGATCTGCTGCAGGGGGACGTTCTCCCAACTGCCGGATCGGGTGGTCCGACCGGTGCCGCGCATATCGCTGGCCTTGCCGCGTATGACCAACGTATCGGGTGGACCAGACGCCTCGATGTCATCAACGGTGTATAGACCCAGTCGGGTCAGTCGATGCCCTTCGTAACCGAGGTATATCTCGATGTCTGCACCGCGTGCAGGCAGTGAAACAGCCCGATCCCTGTCGTCGATGCGCAGCTCAAACTCATCTGACTCCATGCCAGGCTTGTCGCTTGTGCGCAGCAGCAACAAACGGTCATTGATCAACGCCGTAATGTCGTTGCTGTCCGCAACGATTCGGAATACCGGTTTCATTAGACCTTCTTAATAGCCATAGCAAGGCATGGCAGATTCACTAGAATCCGCCGAGTGTTGATAAAAGTTGGATGTGAACCGGCTGCCAGCTAGCCCCAGAGCTGTATCACTTCCTCGGTCTGGGTGAGCAGGTCCGGCAACAGGATCTGCACCCCCGCCCGATACGGCTGAGGCTCATCGGCCAAGCCCTGATTGACATCCAGCACTGCCTCAACGCTACCGTTCAGGTGTCCGTAATACTGTTGGCAGATAGTGTCCAGCAGATCCCCATCAGACGTTCTGCAGATCGTCGCCATAGCTCACAAACTCCAGTGAAAAGCCCTGCTTGCGAGGAATACCCCCGGCGAGCAGGTTGCTCTGTTCTTCATCAACACTGAGCAAACACCAGTTGCCCAGCACCTCGCCGTAGCCGGTGGTCAGGCTCAGCGGCTGCAAGTTGCGCCCCATGCTGCGCAACGTATCCAGTTGCTTAAGGCCGCCCTTGAAGCCGGGAAAAATGGCTCCCTTCAAACTCAGCTTGTCGTCACCGAGGCCAACCGCCTGTTGCGCAATGCTGCGCGTCAAGCGCTCTTGCCCGGCCCAGCGGAACGCGGTCTGCCTACGCAGTTCATCGAACGCAGCCGTGTCCAGGTTGAAATAGTAAGGCTGAGACTCGGGCTTGAGCGGCTGGATGATCAGCAGATGCGGAAACGGTTTCACCGCCTCGGGAGCCGGTGTCATCTGCGTTGCAAAGCTGCCCGTCGGGACAATGTTGCCCAGCGCCGGACTGACGCTTCCCGCCACCCGATTGATCGCAGCTCCGGCCTTGGACGCCTGTTCTTGTAGTGCCCCCATACGCTCCTGCACTTGCGATGCTGCAATGGTTGCCTGCCCGTACATCGCCGCCACCTGCCCAACCTTCGACTGCGCGACACTGATGCCCCGCATGGTGCGTTGCAGTTTTTCACCAATGGCCGGGCCAATGAACGGAATGTTCTCCAGCTCCGACGCGGCCCCTGTCATATCGCCAATGGCCCCGTTCAAGGGACCGAGCATGTCATCCAGACTACGGCGTCCCACCTCTCCCGCTGCAATCAGGTATTTCAACGATGACTGCAGTTGTTCTGCATAAGCCATAACCTTTCCTCATCCTACGTGCGGGGCATCAAACAGTTGGCGGGCAGCCGCCTGCCGACTGAACTCTTCAAATTGGCGCTGCAGAAACGGTGCAATGTCCCGCGCCAGCTGTGCCGGGTCCTTTACATCGCCTTGTACGTTGACGGGCATATTCGGCGAGAAGGTGAATTGCTGGTCGACCTTGGTGGGTTCAGGCTTGCTCTGCTCAGCAGCCTTGACGACAGCAGGCAACGCCAGCGGAGCGGGTGCGACCGCCGCCATCGCTTTGACCACATCGCCAGGTGCGGCAGAAGGTTTGGTATCCCCGGTCTTGCCAGCGATGGCCTCGGTTTTTTCATCTGAGCCAAACAGCGCCTTGCCCAGAAAGCCGCCGATATCCTGCCCGCCCATGCCACCAAGAAAGGCACCGACCGCGCCACCAATGGCCGTACCGATTACCGGCACGATAGAGCCAATCGCGGCACCTGCCGCACCGCCTGCCAATGCCCCGGCCAGGCCACCTGCCGCGCCACCGTAGCCTTCCGCTTTCTCATCCTGAGTCTCGGCGTTCTGGTACGTGTCCAGAGCGAGCATGCCCGCATCCAGAAACTTCGCGCCGGGCACCATCTTGGCAACGCTACCCAGCTTGCCTGCGGCACCCGCCAACCGCGCCAGTCGGCCTGCGGGTACGGGAGGAGCTGGCGGTGTCGGAGGACGCGGAGGTCCTGCGCGTCGACCATCGGCACCGCCAGCAGCACCGCGCCGTCGACGGCGGCGGGATCGGCGTTGATCACCCGGCGCATCCGAACCACCACCAAACGCACTGGCGTTGACCACAAAGACCTTCTGCGGCTCAGAGCTGCCGCCCTTGGCACCGTCAGAGTCATTACCACCTTCACCAAACAGATCAAGAATCTTCAGGCCGGTGTCGACCGGATCAAAACCGGTCTTGCCGCTTTCCTCTGCGTCGTCATCAGCATCGTCACCGCCGCCCTTGCCGTCAGCATCAGCCTTGTCCTTACCCTTATCTTTTGCCTTGTCGTTGCCTTTGAGCGCTTTGAGACCGGTTTCCAGCAATCCTTTGACCGCCCCCACCTTCCCTTCTGGCTTATCGTCTTTGTCGCCCGAGTTGGTGACGTAGACTTTCTGCACCTTGTTTGGATCACCAGTCAGGGAGCCACGCCCCAGGTTGAGCAAGCCCTTGCCGATTTTGAACACACCGGCAGCCGACTTCAGCGCCAGCAGCCCAGTGCCTATCGATGCGATGGCCAGCACCACCGGCTTGGAAGTATCAGACAGGGCTGTGAACTCTTTTGCCGTTGCGGTGATACCCTTCGCAACCGCATCAGTGACCGGGCGTATCGCGTCACCGATGCTGCGCATGGAATCGTTGACGGCCTGAAACGTCTCGGCCCAGATCTGCGACGATGCACCACGGCGCTCGGCCAGGTTTTTGTCGAGGATCCCCGAAGCGTTCTGTGAGTCTTTTTTCAGTTGCTCATACAACGCGCGATTTTGCGTGTAAGCGGTTAGTGCGGCCTTGACCTGCATGTCGGCAAACAGATCGCCAGTGCGCAGCGCCTGCTCCAGCGAGTCCAGCATCTCCTTGGCTTTGGCCGGATCAGCCTCCTTACTGATCTTGGCCGTTGCCTCCTTCATTTTTTTGGCTTTCTCAGGGTCTGTCTTTTCGATGTATCGCTGGGCCAGCGCAAAGCTGGACTCAAGGGTCGACATGCCCTTTTGAATACCGGTGTTCAGCGAACCCTGATAATCGATACCGACGTCCTTATACGACTTCACCACGTCGGTGGAGCCGATCTTCTCCATCCAGTTCTTCAGGTTATTGGCTGCTTCATCCGAGCCACCTGCCGTTTTCATCTGGACCTGCAGCATTGCGCCGAGCTGGCTCACCGAATCCATGCCGGTGACACCCAACTTGCCCATGCCCGCCAGCAACTGCGGAAACCAACGCGCCATGTCACTGGCCTCAAAGCTGCCAGCCTGGCCCTGCATGGCAATTGCCTCGAGGGCTTTTTCCATGACCTTGGGGTCGGTGATTTTGGCGTTTTGCTGCAGCGCCTGAATCATGTTGGCCGTATCGTTGCCGCTGGCCCCCTGCCCGACTGCAAACTTCGCTGCCACCGGCGCGTAGGACAGTGCCTTGTCCAGGCTCATGCCTGCACCAACCAGCTTGTTGACCAGGTCGGCCACGTCATTGCGTGCCATGCCGGTGTCTTGCGAGGTCTTGATGACCGAGGTTGTCAGCTCTGCTTCCTGCGGCTGATTGGCTACGCCGGCCTTGATGGCGATGTCCCGGATGATTGCCTGATAGTCGGCACTGATCTTGGTCGGTACGGCCATTGCGCCCACACCGGCGACGGCGCTGCCGATCCCCGACTTGAGCCCGGCCTTGCCCTGCTCGATCTGTTGATGCCCCTTGACCTTGAGGTCCATGCTTCTGGTCACACGGTCAAGGGACTGATATTCCTGCCTGAGCTTACCGACCTGAACACCCTGCTTACGCAGAGTATCGAGGTTGTTCTCAAGCTTGCGCAGCAAACCAGAGGCCGATGCAGCACCACTGTCATGCGCTTTCTTCCACTCATCACGCAGGCGCATGGTTTCGCCAATCGTGTTTCTCAGCACCTTGGCCTGATTACCGCGCTGCTCCAGTTTCTTGATGCGGCTTTCAACGGTGTTGAACGCCGCACCCACAGTCGGGCTGACAGCGCCGCCAATCACCAGGCCCAATGCCAGATTGTTCGCCATCACTCACCTCTGATGTTGGGATGGGCTCAGTCCGTGAGCCACCAGATCATGTCCGAGAAAGACATGGACATGATTTCCGCCGACGAAAAACCCAGCTCTTTTGCGAGCCGCTTCGCCGCGAGCCTCTGCAATGCGGGATCAAAGCTCGTCGTCGCGCACCAGGCGAAAATAACCGGCCTGCAGGCGGCTGTAGTCCTTGAGGGACAGCCCTTCAAGATCGCGGACGCCCATCTCAGCCAAGGATGCGAACAGGTTCAGCTCGCGCTGTTCGTCGTCGCCGTTGGCAGCAGCCTGCGCTGTGCGAACATCGCGCACGGTAGGTGCGCGCATGGTGATAGTGTCGACCTGAACGCTGTTGACCTCGGCAGGCTTGGTCAGCTTCACCGATACGCTCTCGGCCGTCAGGGTCATCCATTTTGGATTGGTATTTACTTGAGACACAGGATTTATCCTTCTATCAGAGGCCAAGGGCCGAACGTTCTGCCGCGAGTTGATCGACACCGTTGATCACACGCTTCATGCCCAGTGCATCAATCTCGTAGATAAGACGGCCGTCCACTTCCAACTTGTAGTAAGTGAGCGCGACAGCGTGTTTGATCTCGGACTTGTCACCGGGCTTCCAGTCCCCCATGTCGACCTCTTTGAGCCGACCACGCAATGTGACCACAACCGGGGTGACCTTGCCTTTCAGGCCCTTGAACGCTCCACGGAATACGCCGTTGAACGCAGTGCCATCTGCCAGGCCGAAAAACTTCAAGGACTCACGGCGCACGCCCGTGGTGGTGAAGTTGGCCTCCTGCTTTTCCATGCCCATGTCCAGCTCGACCGGCAAGTCCATGCCACCGGGGCGGTGCTCTTCAGTCTTGAGTGTCAGCTTGGGCAGGGTAAGGCTCGACACATCGCCTTGGAAGCTGACACCGTCGACGAACAGGTTCAGGTTGCTCAGTGTTTCGGGAATCATCGCCATCGTTGCAGCTCCTTAAGCGGCAGAGTCGAGCACTTCGGTCAGCCATTGATTGGTGACCTCGACGCGGAAGTTGGGGTTTTCGGCAGGTGGCACGTCGGTAAATCGGATGTTCCAAAACACCTTGCCCTGCTCCAGCTGACTGGCCGTGTTCAACTCGGTGTCCGCGAACACTTCAAAGTTGATGATCGCGCCCTGATTCTTCAGGTCACGCATGAACGCCTGCAGCCCTTCGGTCACATCCTTGATGTAGGTCGCGGTGATCGAGCGGTCCACCGCCCATTTGTGCCCGTAGAGAATCGCATCCATGACGATGTCCATGGTGCGCACCCGGGTGACGAAGGCCCATTTGGGGTCGCTGCTCAAGGTGCGGTTGCCCCAGAGGCGATAGCCGTCATCGCGGATGATGGTGGCGATATTGGCGTTGTTGAGCAGGTTGGCCCGGCAGGTTTCGTCACCGTCCAAAAACTCGATGGGCCGCTTGGTGCCCGTGATGCCTGCAAACTCCTTGTTCGACGGCGAGGCCCAGAAGCCGTACTCCGCGTCGGTCCAGGCGAACAGGCCCGCGACCCAGGCAGAGCCCGGCGCATCAACCGTCTCGCTGGCCGTCGTATCCCAATACTGGACACCGGGGTCGACCATGAAAGAGCGCTTGCCGCCGAAGTTCTTGGCGTAAGCGATGACGGCTTCATCCGTTGTATTGGGGCCATCGAAGATCGGCAGTGCCCGCAACTTGTCCGCTAGTGCAGCCATGGCACTACCGACCGCCAGGATCGAGCTGTGCTTGGGAGCGATCAACAGTCGCGGCTGAGCATTGAAGCGGCTCTTGCCGTCGAGCAGTGCCTGGAGCCCGGTACGGGTGCCATCTGCTTTCACGCCGCCGATGATGGCGGAGATCTGCAGGGCCGCGTCGTCCAGCTTGGCAACGCCGCACGCAACGATCACTGCCTTAGCTTTGACGTAGATCGCCTGACAGGCTTTGGTGATGGCCGAGTCAGGGCCGAAGGCTGCAATGGCTTCACGCTCGGAGGTGATCAGCACCAGGTCATTGGCCTTGGCGCTGTTGGCCGGAGCCTCGGTAAACGTATCGACCAGACCGATGATCGAGGACGTGGGCAATGAAATGGTACGTGCGCCCGTGTCGACGGCCGTCATCGTCACGCCGTGGAAGAAACTCATAAGACGATCTCCAGAAACGAAAAAACCCCGATGAGCGGGGTTGGTGGTGGAATGCGAACAGCAGGAAAGAAAACGCCCCGTCAGTGCGGGGCGTCAGGCCTTGGGCGCTTCGTCGTCAGGGGCATCCTGCGAAGAGCCTTCGGGCTCAGGAGGCTCGTACACGAACGGATTCGCAGGCGGCGTCGGCCATTCAAAGTCCAGCGGATAGCCTGGCAATGTGTCGAGCTGGGCGAGCTTTACGCGGTACGCACGCTGCGCATTGAGTTCGGCCTCCACGGCAGGCAGCGCCTTGCGTTGCTCGTCGGTGGCCATTTTCAACGCTACAGCATCCTGCACTGTCTGGTACTCGGTCATCAGCTCGTCAATCCGGGCCGTGGCCGCAGCAGAGCGATCACCACGAATGCACATGACCTGCACACGCACCAACTCAATCGGCGTGTCTTGAACCGGACCAAACTCACCCGCCAAGGCTCGTTCGTACAGCTCTACACCGTGGGGCTCAGGGTCGTGGGGAGACGCCGTGAACGGCAACTCCCCATGCGTATCCACCAGACCCTCGAAAGCCACCATCAATTCGATGGTAGTGCGGGCCTGAGAAGACCAGTATGGATTGCGGGCACTTAATATTGTGGACATGGTTGAACCTACTGGATTCGTTGAAAGAGCGTGCGCTCTGTGTTGTTGAAAGCACCGTGGGCGCGCCAAACACCTATTGCGATAGCACCGGAGTTACTGCTTGTGCCATCACCCACAGCCGTGGAACTGAAAATAAGGTTAGAGCCAGGGACTGAAGTGCCCTGGTTAATTGAATTTCCGTAGGCGGTAATGACTCGCGCAAATGCGTATTGCCCAATGCCGGTAAGCCCCTGCCCCGCAACCTTGGCCCCGAGGTTCAGGTCGCTGACCAGATAGTAAACCGCACTGTCGGCAGCGCGCCGCATGTAGGGCGCTGCTGTGTTATCTCCGGCAAAACCCACATGCGTGATTGAGTCAGCGACAGGCCGTGTCGCGACGCGCGTGTCAGTTTCGGCCTTTGTGTAAACATCGGCCTTGGCATAAACCTCAGTTTTTAGAGGCCGCTCCATATCACGAGCGTCTGTTTCATTCTTGGTGTAGGCATCGGTAATGCCGTAAGCAAACAACGTGCTGCCGACGTTGGCCTTTTTGGACGGATCAAAGTTGCCGGAATACCAGAGATTCCCGAAGTCGGTGTTATCGACCGCCAACTTAACCTGACCTGCTGACGTATATCCGATCTTGATCAGGTTGTTTAACTGGCCTGCCCCCGTGCCTTGCTGGACAGGAACAAAGCCAAGCTTGGTCTGAAGAAAATACGTCGTGTTGTCACTGGCGCGGCGCATATAGGGCGACGCAGGGTCGTTGGCCGCAAGCCCGATGTTCGTGATGCTGTCCGCCAGCGGTCGTTGCGAATCCCGTGCATCGGTTTCAGCCTTGGTGTAAACGTCGGCTTTGGCATAGACCTCTGTCCTTAAAGCTCGCTCGGACACTCGCTGGTCAACCTCCGCCTTGGTGTAGGCATCGGTAATGCCGTAAGCAAACAACGTGCTGCCCACGTTGGCCTTGGTGGCCGGATCAAAGTTGCCCGAATACCAGAGGTTGCCTAAATCAGTATTATCGACCGCCGCCTTAAGCCCGCTACCCGACCAGCCGAGTCTGACCTGATTGTTCAACTGGCCCGCGCCAGTGCCCTGCTGCACGGGAACAAACCCGAGCCTGGGCTGCAACGCCGCTACCCGCGCATCAATTTCCGTCTTGCTGTAAGCATCAGCGATCCCGTAACCGCCCAGGGTGGTCGGGTTGAAACCGGCCATCACCAGGCCGCGCCGGTCTACCGTGACCCGGTTGTAAGTTCCGGGCAGAACGCCAGTCGGACCTGCCACTTGCTCGAACGCCAGCGCAGTCGTACCCAGAGTAATTGGCGCATTTGTCGTCAACTGCCAAAGCGTGTCGAACAACGTGTCGCCCTGCTCGACGCTGACCATCAGGTTAGGTGTCACCTCCACGCTTACATCCGCGTCAACAACGCGCATCCAGGCACCACCCGCGACAACTGAGTACAGACCATTGTCTTTGCCGCTGGCCTGATTTTTCACCAGTACCCGGTCGCCTGCGACAAGCGCAACGCCGTCGACCGACTGGATGCCAGCAAGGACAACCGGGCCGGTCGTGGCAGCACGAACAGATTGTTTATTGTCGAGCTTGGAAAGCTCTTCTTGAATCCGCAGATCCACAAAGGAGCGTGTGGCGAGCACAACCGTTGGGTCAATGCGCAACTCGACGTTGCTGGTATTGCTGACCAGCAGGTTGATGCGCACGATCTGCGTGCGCCCAGATCCCTGTGCCAGCAAAGGTTTGAAGGACGGCGCGCAGTTCGCAACCGCCACCAGATCCCCGTCCGTATCGTACAGGCCAATTTCACGAATCCAGAAGCCGCCCACCTCTGCCGGGATAACCTGCTCGGCGATGATGATCGCGTTGTTGGCTGGATCAACCTTGAGCTGATTGAGCGGTGCACGACGGCGTTCGTTGATCAGTTTTTTCTGTGAAGCATCGGGCACCGGGTCGGCACCGTTGGCATCACCCACACCCATTTGAGCTATTTTCCAAGGCACGCCGAGGGCATCGGCGTTGGCCTGCTTGGCCGCACCGACATTGGTCAGGGTGGCAAAGAATTGCGAAGTCTGATCGATCATGCGAAGACATCCAGAGTATCGATAGTGGTTTCACGCCCACCCAGCCCCATATGCCCCGAGACTTCAATGTCACGCGGCACAGGTGGGTAAACATCGATTTCGTCGCCTTCAGAGACCGAAGCGGCGAGGTAGAAACGGCCGGTCGTTTCAAGGCTGATGGCCAGTTCCAGCATGTGACGGCTGACAGGCTTGGCGTCATCGATCAGGGCCGTCAGTTCCTGATACATCTCCTCGGTGATGCCGGTGTCCAGCACACCCACCTTGAGGGCAAAAGTACCGGGGATGCCCTCAGGTACGGTCTGCCACCATTCCAGGACATCGATGAGGTAGCCCAGCGGTTCAACCACTCGGCGTATCGCACCAATCGTCCCTTTGCGTTCATGAATGAAGAACGAAGCGGCAATGGCTGCACGCTTTACCGGCTCAGACCATCCGTCATCCCAACGGTCCACAGACCAAGCCCACGCAAGATGGTAGAGCAAGTGCGCGGGACAGGTCTGTGGGTTGTACAGAGTGCGCAGAGGAATCGTGGTGACTTCATCCGTGGCAACCTCAATGGCGCGCTCAAGCGGAGAACTGTTGAGGGGAAGCAAGCTGGTCATCTCAACTACCCCGCGTCACGGTGAACGCTTCGCACCAGGCGGCCTGCGCCTTGGTCGGGCGGATGTCCGCCCAGCCCTGCAGATCCACCCGACTGACACCGCTGATGTGCAGTTGCGCGTCAATGCCAGATCGAGCCACCTCAAGACCCAGACGTCTCCTGGGGTTGATCCAGGCTCCCAGCCGGTTCTTGCATTCAGCCAGCGTTGCCTCGGTCTCAGGTCCGCTTCCCACCATGTGAACGACAGCATTGATACGGAAAGGCAGAATCTCAGCGCTCTGAACAATCAGGCGATCCCCCAAAGGGCGCACATCCTCGTCACTGAGGTTGAGCCGAACCGTCTCCAGCAGATCCGCTGACGCCACACCACTGCCTTCCAACGCGAGCACCGTAACCACCACGACTGCCGGGGTTGGGCTTTCCGCAGTGGCGTCGGCCACCTGACCGGAGGCATTGCGTGCGTGAAGGATGTAGCTGTTACGCGGGCCAGCAGTGGTCAGCCCCTCGTACGCAAGCTGGACCCGCTCCCGAAGCGCATCTTCCTCTTCCATGACAGCTGCTTTGGGTGGCACTGCAACAGGGTCTGCAGCCTGGATCTCCAGACGTTCGAGATTGACGTTGGCTGCCAACTGATCAAGGTCGCCTTTCCGGGCATATGCCAGCATCAAAGACTTTGCCGCGTCGTTGACACGCGCCCGGTTCTGAAGCCGCCTGTAAGCCCCCAGTTCGAGCAACTTGGTGACCGGGTCGCTTTCCAGCAAGGCGCTCCAATTGTCACCCATGTATTCGCGGAAGGTGGCTAGCTCGCCCTGATACTCTTCTTCAAAGTCCAGGTCCTCAAGGACTTGCGGCGCGGGCAGCGCCGACAGTTCAATCAAGCTCATGCCGTCACCTCCAACACCGCATTGTCACCCATATACATCCCCTGCACTTCCAAGGTGACCTGGCCGTTCAGGACCGCAATCACCCTGACACGCTCAAGTTTCAGGCGAGGCTCCCAACGTCCGAGCGATCTGGCCACCTCGGCCTGCACCGCGCTTTTCCAGCCATCGTTGACGGGCAAGTCCACGAATCGCCTGATTTTGCTGCCGTACTCCGGGCGCATTCGGCGGCTACCGACGGGGGTGCCAAGAATGTCTTCGATGGACTGCCGCAGGTGCGCCAGGCCGGAGACAGGCTGACCGGTACGGCGATCCATTCCGATCATGAGTTACTCCAGCGGTTCAAGGTCCGGGTGTGCACGCAGGTACTCCAGCGCGACGGTGTCTTCGGCCTCCGCCGTGGCAATGCCCTTGGCGACAGCCAGGGTGCGGTCATCCGGCAGAATCAGCGTGCGCGAGGTGAACAGCGTGTCTCGATACGTCCGCCCCGCTACAGCGAGCGCTGAAGGAGACACGGCGTCCGTGACTGATTCCGCCGTGGGTGTGACCTGGCCGGTTGGTGCTGCCGGTTGATCAACAGAAGTCTTGTCGTTTTTTACGGTCGCCATGGGTTATCTCCAGACATTAAAAAGCCCGCAGTGCGGGCCGGGTCAGTGCTTGTGGTTAGGGGTGTTGCCACCGGTGTCGATAATCTGCCCGCCGCCATGGATATCACCGACTACGGCGAGCGTTCCGCTGATCGTGACATTGCCATCCAGCGTGATCGTGGCTGCCTTGGCAGTGATCGTTCCGGAGGTCGCAGTGATAGAGTCGTCGGTCACAACGGCCGAGCTGCCTCCGACTGTGACAGTCACCCTTCCCGAGGGCAGATCAATTGTGTAAGTGTTGGCCTGCCAGTCGTAGATCAGCGACCCACCGTCGTCAAAGCGCCAGACTTCAACATGGTCACGGTTATCAGGCTGTGCACCGGCGTTGCCGTACAGTCCCGGAATGAACGTGCCCTGCGACACGTCACCGCTGGCACTGATCAAGGTGCCCTGCTCGTTCATTGACGGTGCCCGCCAGTGGCGCGCCTTGCCAGCTGCAACGCTGTGCCAGCGCACCCAAGCACTCACCCAGGTTCCGTCTGAAACACGACAGACCGGAGGTGACGCGGCCAGGTCCAGTGCAACGACATAGCAATCCTTCACAACGCCGGCCAGCATGCGGTCATGTTCAGCTGAGGCGTAACTCATCACATATCCTCAGGCGATCGGTACTGGTTTTCGTTGTCACGTCCGGTGTCGGGACTGAACGCGAACACCAGCGTGCCGGGCGGCTCGTTTGGCCACGGCCATTCCTCCTCGCCGAGGTAGATCCCTTGAGTCCACTCGACGACCCAGACGGCGTAACCGTCCAGTTCCGGACGCGACCAGTCCTGAGCGGCCCGGACAAACTCGGAAGGCTCGACTTCAAGCCCCCAGGTTTGCAGCCTAAGCAGGACAGCAAGTTGCGAGGCTGCAAAGGCTGCCTGCTGCTGACATTGCTCGCGCTCTGACCCAACGATGACCCGTGCTTCGAACCGGGCAATCAAGGCCGTTTCCCCCGTGCCCTGATCAACGCCTGGCTCCAGCTCCACCAGTTCAATCAGCACGGCTGGCACAGCGACCTGCTCAAGCATGTCAGGCATGGTGCCGACGTACTCCAGCCCGACTATCGCGGCCCTGATGTGTCGCTCAATCGCTTCGTAAAGCGAATCGAGACTGAACGCTTG